TGCCCCGGAGAGCACCGCGGCCGAGAGTTGCGAGAGCGAATACTCCACCGCATGCGTGGAGACGCGCACGGGCGTGTAGCCTTGGGCCCAGTAGATCGAACAGCCCCCATCGACCCCATTGCCCGGCCAGATCGGCGACCCATCAAGCAAGGCGGCGGCCCACGGCGCCGAGATGCCCTTGGTGATGAACTGCGAGGGGTTGGTGACGAAGGGAAAATCGCTGTCGCCGTTGTTGTAATAGACCGCGGTCGTCTGCGAGCCAAAGAACCACAATTCCTTGTGATTCACGAGCAGCGCGAGAAACTTGTCCGGGGTATCGCTGCGTTGGGCGGTATCGAGCGGATCCCAGGTCGTGCCATCTTCGAGTGCGGAGAGCGTGATCTCTGATCGACTCGGATTCAGCGCAATGAAATACGCGTCCATGAACGCGCCCTGCGTCGGTCCGTCGTTGACCTGGGTCACGGTCGAGGCCCGCAGATCCGCGGCATAGCCTTTCGACCCGCTCGTGACGTAGAGCTGATCGCCGCCCGCATCGCCGTTGCCCGAAATCGTCGCGAAGCTATCGTCGGGATTGTGGAGGCCGGACCCGATGAGTCGCGGCGAACCGCCGAGCGTAAACGGCAGTTGGTAGAGGCTGCCACCACCCACCGCGAACGTTGCGCCATTGAGCGTGGTCATGCCGCGGACCGGCGAGGTCGGCAACGTGCAGAAGGGCGTATAGCCCGGCGCCGACAAGGCGACATAGGGCGCCTTGCCGGTGCCGCTCTCGTTCCGCTCGACGAACAGATTGACCAAGTCGTCGGCGGCGGCAATCTTCGATTGCGCGGTATAGGCCGGGCCAACGAAGCCGGGATAGCGCGCCATCGCGGTCGGCTTACTGCGGGGAGCCCGTCAGCGAGCCGACGAGCGAGCGCCCACAGACCGTCGGCGCTTCGTTGAGCACGACGAGCCGATAGAAAATCCGCTGAATCAGCGACCCGGTATTCCCCGTGCCGGTGTAGGCACTGGACAGGTTCGCCTTGTTGAGGCCGATCAGCAGCGTCGTGGCGGTTGGCGTCGTGGAGGCGTTGTAGACGCAGGATACGGGAACGGCGCGCTCGACGCCGAGCAGTTGGATCGTAATCGTCCCTTCGTCGGCAACTGTGTTCGGATCGTCCCACTGCAGCGTCATCCGATCGACGCGATACGTGAGGTTACTGGGGACCGTCTCCGGCGCGGAGAGCGTGATCCGCTCCTGGGCCACCAGCGACAAGCTGAATCCAACACCAAGCAGCAACAGGATGGCGAGACGTTTCATGCGCAGTCCTCCCGCCTTACTGCACACCGATGCAGTGATAGGCATACTGATCTGAATTGGCTGGCGCGGTGCCGTTGGTGACGACCGTGACCGTCGTGGTCGACGTGACGACGGTCAGCGGCATCTTGCCGACCACCATGCCGGCCTTCGCCATCTGCACGGTGCAGGACGGGGCCGCGGCCCACGTCCCATTGAAGGTGAGCACCCAGCCTGAGGCCGGCGATCCGGTCGCACCCATCGTGACGATGCCGCCGCTATCCCCGCCGACGACCGCGGGAGACGTCCCGCAGTTCGAGGTACAGGTCGGAGCGGTCGTCTGCGCGCTGCGAAACACCGGCGTCACCACTGAGGTCCCGATATAGGCATTTCGCGCGCGATTCGCGCCGCTCGCGCCGAAGTCCACCGAGTTATCGCTATTGGCTACGAGATTGCCGCTGCTATCGACCAGCCACCGGACGAGGTTATTCGTTTTGAGCTGGAGACTATTCGCCCCGAGTGTGCCGATCACGAGCGCGCGGGCACTCGCATTCGCAAAATCCGTGACGATGTTGGCGACGTTCGTGGACCAGAAGATCCGCAGATCCTCGTAGTGGGTCGCGTCCGTGAACGTGTTATAGAGATTGAAGGCCTGCGCGTTGGTGCCGTTGCGCTGGGCGAGGGTGTTGGCGGCATCACGGACGAGACACGTATCCTGATTCGTCCGATCGAGACAGAACGTATCCGCGTAGACCGCCGCTAAAAAAGGGGTGAGCCACTTGGCTGTGGCGTACCCCCTGACCGCCGTCACGTTTGCCGTCCCGCTCGTATAGGCCGAACAGCGCACCCGAACATGTGTCAGCCCGCCATTCGCAATCGACCACAGCCCCGTGGCGGTCGTGCTCGTCGCGCTGGAGCCATCCGACATCTTGATCGCCAACACCGAGAACCACGTCACCCCACCGTCGGCGGATCCCTCAAACTGCAGCGTGGCCGAAAACGTTCCGGTGATCGCCACGGCGGTACTGATCGTCTGCGTGGGCAACGGAATCGTCAGGCAGCGGATAGAGACGGAACAGTCCGACCCGCCCCCGGTAATCGATGCTGAATCGAGCGGCTGGGCCATCACGGGGGCTGCCAGCAGCCCCATCGCGAGACACAGCAGGAGACGCCTCTTCATATCCCGCTCCGATCCTGATAAATGAACGTGCGCCGCCCGCCGCCGCCTTTCGGCATGCCGGCATCCCGGGTGCGTAGCCGCTTCGGCGGCGGGTTGTTGTCGAGAATCACGCGCCTGGCCCGCGCCGCGTCATGGGCGAGTTGTGCCGAGACCTCCGCGCCGAAGCTTTCCGCGATGTCTTCCGCGAGCGTGAGCACATGGGCGCGGCGATACCCTTGGGGTAACGCGAAGGTCGTCGTCAGCGTGACCTGGGAGAGTTCCTGGCGCGTCCAGAGCTCCACCTGATAGGCCGCCGAGGGCACGGCCCAGAAATGCAACTCACCATCCGGCCATGTGGGGTTGTAGAACAGCGATTGCGGGTAGTGCACCGACAACGAGGGCACGCGCTGCTGGTTCCACCACGCCTGATCCCGAAGGACCAGCGGAATCTTGATGTCCGGCGTCGTCCCCAGCCACATGCTCGCGCCCTTGATCGCGACGGGCCGCTCCGTGACCACAAACGTCCCCGTGGGGCCGATCGTGTGCGGCGACAGCCCGGCGGTCAACGTGTACGTCGTGAACAGATCGGCGAAGAGTTGGCCGCGCTCGGCGTTCCACCCATCGAGTAGGGCGTTGTAGCGGCGCAGCACCAGATCGGCGTCGTCGTCGTTCAACGACTCGCCCGCTCGGTAGCGTCCCAACCGCTCCAGAGCTTCCTTCGCCAGATCGAGGACGGTGTCGGCCATCCGCCGGCGCTTACGCCTTCGCCGCTTTCTTGCTGGCCTTCTTGGCGTCGGCCGGCGGGTCCTCGACGACCGGCGCCGCGAGCGCCAAGGGCACGAAGCCCTCCGCCGCTTTCATCGCTTCCTGCTCCGCATTGGCGACGATGCACGTCTCGCCGTCGATCGCGCCGCCCTGAAACAGCATTTTGGGATAGGGCAGGTGGTCCGGAGCGCCTGGCTGCATCGCCTCCGCGGGCGGCTGCGCCGGCAAGGCGAGATACCCGTCAGCCTGCGCCGCGGCTTCCTGCTCCGCGCCGCTGACGATCTTCGACGCCTTGCTCACGTCACCGTCCAGATAGACGGCTTTCGGATATTCCAGATAGGGCATGACGAGTTTTCCTGACTCGATCGAGCGGATCACGTGACCCGCTCGATCGGTAATCGTGGTTGGACGAACGATGCGGGCCGCCCGTCTCACGGCCTGCCTAGCGCACGACGTAATCGCACTCGGCGTAGGCCATGCCCGCGTTGGTGGCCGCCACGCCCGTATGTCGGACTAAGACGGGCGTGCCCGCGGCAATCTTGCCGGCGGCGACCACCATCGCCGTGGTTGTGCCGACCGCCTTCGCGTTTTCGTAGTTGGTGGCGGCGACGACATCGGTCCCCCCGACGGTGGTCCCGATCTGCATGGTGCCGCCGGCGACGGTGCCGGTGGTCGCATCGTCATAGACGATCCGACAGGCCGTGATCACGATCGCGCGCGGATGCCGAATCAGTTCCGCATCGATGGTCGTGCCGCTGCCGTTATCCAAGTTGAACTGCACCGTCTTGACGGTGAGGACCTGATTCAGCGGCACCCAGACCGCATCCCCCACCGGGCAATCCCAGACATCGCCGGTCCGGGTATCGATCTGCGGGAGAAACGCTTCGTTGGCGCGCGTGCAGGTACCAAACGCTGGCTTGGCTGGCGTGAAGATGCTGGCTTTCTGCGCCTTGGCTGCCACGTAGACGACCGAGGAAGCCGGATGCGGCGCCGCCTGCGTGCCGGAGGCCGCCCGCCGAACCCTGGCGGTGGTGCTGTTGACAGACACGACGTCCATCGCCTCGCGATCGATGAACAGCATGCCGCCGGCTTCGACGTTGGTCGCCGACGCCACGGTGACGAACTGGCCGGAGGTATCGGTCAGCGCCGTGGAGAGGGTCGTGCTCGTGGTGGCGGTCTGCGCGAACGCCGGAACCGCCAGGATCAGCAGCAGCCCCAGCAGGGCCGCCACGCGTCGGGTGAACGTGGTGATGGTCGTCATGGTGATGTCTGTGCTCCTGTGCACGCCGTTACTTGCAGAGAATCGCGCAGGCACACGGCTCGACGTGCAGCCGGCCGAAGCCGAACAGCCCCGAGTCCATGCGGTTGATCCAGCTCCGGGTGCGCGCCTCGAAGGATCGGATGAAGCCGATCCAGAGGCCCGTTTCCTCGTCGTAGGCTTCGCCGACGAGCTCTTCGCTGCTCTTCTTCGGCATCGGGAGCGGGAGCCCGACGAACGCGAAGGCTTCGTTGTGGAGCGCCAGGCCGATCTTGCCGCTCTTGCCTGACGGGGACGAGGTGCCGGGGAACAGCGTCAGCACCGCAGACGCCGCCGGCTGGCTGTCCACGTTCTGGTAGTTCCCGGTGTAGTAGATCGTCTCGTTGATCGGGATGGTCGCCGAGGTGCCCGAGGCCGTGACGTCCTGCGCCACGGTCACGTTGTAGGTCGTGGTGCTCTGCGTCTTGTCCCGCGTGACCGGGTTCACCGGATACACCGAGGCGATGCCGATCTTGTCGCCCTGCTTGAAGGTGTCGCCATTCGTGCAGGTCACGGCCAGCGAGGTCGCGCCGTTGGCGACCGCGCTCGAGAGCGTCACGGCGCCGCCCCAGGTGCCCGCGGTGTGGGTGTAGAGCGAATTGCTCTCGGTCCACTCGAAGCCATCGGCCTCGCCCACGTAGCCCTTGCGGAACAGCCGCTTGATGTCGTCGCCGATGCCGAAGCGCGAGAGATTGGCGTCCGAGCCGCCCTTGATCGCGCGCATCACGGCGTAAGGCACGAAGATTTCGCGGTCCCCGTCCTGCGGGCAATCCAGTTCGCCGAACCGCTGCCGCGCCGTCGCTGACGTGGCGTCGAACGTGGTCGGATCGGTCCCGAGCACGCCGGCGATGCTGTTGGCCTGCCGTGCCGCATAGCGCGCGGCGCGCTTGTCGAGTTCGGCGGCGATGTACGTCGCCATCTTGTCGTTGTATTCCTTGCTGACCTTCTCCTCGCCGCGCTCCATGTTGAGGAGCTTGTCGACGGTCCCGAAGTCGTAATCCGACCCGATGACCTGGTCGACCGTGATGGTCGTTTCGATGCGCTCGATGTTCCCGCCGACGTAGCCGAGCCCGTCGCGCAGGATCGGGCGCCAGGGATACTTCACGCGGACCGTGTCGCCGACGGCAAACGACTGGCGGAAATCCTTCTCGTAGTCCTTGCGGAAGGTGGAGACGATCCCCAGCTTGTGCTTGAGGAGACTCAGGGTGTCCGCACACACCCAATCGACTTTGCTGAAATTGTTGGCAGCCATGGGGCGTTACCGGAGATCGGAAG